CATAGCCTCTATTTTTGTTAAAGGAAAAACATGGCTATGGATAACACAGCAGCTAAGGTTGCTAAATTGCGTGAAATGGCAAAGGACAAGAACCTGCCACAGGACGTGCGTAACACCTATCTTGACGAAGCTGTGAAGCTGGAAGAGAAGGCGGCTATGAAGTCTGGTGTGAGGATGGCTAAGGGTGGTATGCCAATGGTTGAGAAGGCTGGCGTTAAAGTTCCAGCGTTTGCTGCTGACGGTGTTGGTAAGATGGCTAAGGGTGGCGCTGTTGTCGCCAAGGCTCCAACTAAAGACCTGCCAATGCGCGGTAGCCGTACAGCCACCAACATGGCGAAGGGTGGCTCTGCTATGAAGAAGGCTAAGAAGTAAGATGGCTAAGAACAAGAACATCGACGACGACACCCGCGCTCGTGCTCGGAAGTTTGTTGAAGAAAATAATAAAGGTGTTGACAGCGAAGGCTACGATTCACGAGAGTATCGGTCCGATCCTTATTCAGCAATGACTAAGAAGCAGCGTGATGCTCGTTTTGGCTATCCAGACGACTTCCCCCCTGCTGTTGTTTCAAAAGCTTTTGACGATGCCACTAAGAGTGTTGCTAAAGACAAACCTCGTGTTGTCAGCAAGAAAGAGTTGGAAGCGTCTGGTCTTAGCTTGCGTGACTTCCTCAACAAAGAGCGCGGCCTCACACGCCGTGAAGACAAACCTGACAGCAAAGTTGAAGCGGCTAAGAAGCAGTTGAAACTCAACAAAGGTGGCATGGCTAATTGTGGTGCATCTGTACCTGCTGCACAGAAAGCTAAGAAGTAATATGGCTACCAAGTCTAAAGTGAACGCTGCTAACAACTACACCAAGCCTGAGTTGCGTAAGAAGATTGTGTCGCAAGTTAAGTCTGCTGCAACACAGGGCACTGGCGCTGGTGAATGGTCGGCTCGTAAGGCTCAGCTTGTTGCTAAGAAGTATAAGGCCGCTGGCGGTGGCTACAAAGACTGATATGAAAGCTTCACAGAAATCTCTCAAAGACTGGACAGACCAAGAGTGGACAACTAAGTCTGGAAAGCGTTCCTCTGATACGGGGGAGCGCTATCTACCCAAAGCTGCCATCAAGAGTTTGACATCAGCAGAGTATGCTGCCACCACCAAAGCTAAGCGTGAAGGTAAAGCTGAAGGTAAACAATTTGTTGCTCAACCAAAGAGCATTGCTAAGAAGACGGCTAAGTACCGTTAAAGGAAACATCATGGCTACAAAGAAAGCGTTTAAGCCCTGCGAAGGCTGTCCCACTCCTGCTAAATGCAAGGCTGCTGGTAAGTGTATGGCTAAAGAAGGCAAGGGTGGTAAGCCTGTTGTCGCCATCATGATTGGTGTTGGTAAGCCAATGAAGGCTAAGAAGAAAGCTACATAATGGAACAAAAAGAAATTGATGAAACCCGTGCTAGATTTAGTCTGCAAGGGGGAGCTAATACATTCAAAGACTCTGGTGCTCAAGGCGCTGGTGGTGGTGGACGTGTTGGAGTATCTAAAGAACTAGACTCTGGTGGTCGAGTATCTGCTGGTGTTAGTGGTATGGCATCGAAGGTTAAGGTTGATACTCCTGAAGGTGAAAAGACATTTAAGCAAAGCAGGGTCACTGGTGTTGACGCTTCTTATTCCAAAAATGATACCACCTATGGTGTTTCAGCGTCTAGGCAACCTATGATGGACGGTAAGATGGATAAGAAACTTAACTTGTCCATTACAAAGTCGTTTGCTAAAGGTGGTGCTGTCACTAAGAAGAAGCAAACCACCAAAGTTGCTAAAGTGATGGGAGAGTTCAAAGAAGGCTCTCTGCACAGCGGCAAAGGCGGCAAAGTTGTGAAGAGTCCTAAGCAGGCTATAGCAATTGCTTTGTCTGAAGCTAAGAAGCCTAAGAAGTAATGAACAAAGAACCAAAGATTAGAAGCCTTGGTAAGGTGTTGACAGCTAACGTTGCCAACACTATCTATACCTGCCCACCCAATTACATTGCTAAGATGGTGTTGTTGTTTATTTCCAACCACGCAGGTAATAACAAGACTGTTCAGGTTCAATGGACTGATGTTAGTGCCAGTGGAACCTATCACATTGTTGGTGGATACGTCTTAGCATCTAATGCATATTTAAAGCTTGATGGTAGCTACCTTGTCCTCAATCCCGGTGACACTGTCCTTGTAACACCCGAAACTGGTTCAACTATGGATGCCACAATCACCATTGAAGAATATTTTGAACCTACACAAACAACATAACAATGTCTAAAAAAGAACTAACAGAACAACAGAAACGATTCCTTGAGGTGTTGTTTGCTGAAGCCAATGGCAACATCAACCAAGCTATGAAGATGGCGGGGTTCTCTGAAGGCTATAGCCGCAGACAACTCACCAACTCATTGAAGGAAGAAATCATTGAAGCTACACAGCTTTACATTGCTATGGCGGCTCCAAAGGCTGCGGTGGCTATGATCAATGCCATTGACGATCCTACAGAGCTTGGCCTCAAAGAGAAGATGTCAGCCGCCAAAGACTTGCTTGACCGTGCTGGATTGGTGAAGACCGAGAAGGTGCAAGTAGAGAGCAACACAGGCGGTGTCATGATATTGCCTGCTAAGGAACGCGAAGAAGAATGACAACAGATGTTGTTACAACAGACTATGATTTTGGTCTAGGTGTCTTCATACTGCCACAGCCCAAAGATGCTAAAGAGTATGTTAAGATACCACGATTGGGAAGAACTATACCTTTTGGTTATGTAGTTGATGAAGCCGATGATGGCTGGCTTGTTCCTGTAGCTTTAGAGATAGAGGCGCTGGAGAAAGCTAAGAAGCATCTGAAGCAATACAGCTTGAGGCAGGTATCGGCTTGGCTCACTACTGTGACTGGTAGAGAAATAAGTCATGTTGGTTTAATGAAGAGGATTAAGAGTGAACAGTCCCAAAGACGTAAGTCCTCTACTTATCGAGAGCTTGCCGACAGGTACGAAAAAGCCCTTAAGAAAGCGCAAGAGTACGAAAAAAGAACAGGCACCGGACAAGACAGCTTCTTCGGTAGTGATCGATTCGTCCAACTTAGCGCCACCTTCCCCGACAGAAGCGCCGATAGCTGAACCTGTTGAGTATGAGAACATCATATTCAAACCCAACCCCGGTCCTCAGACATCCTTCCTAGCTGCTCCAGAGCGTGAAGTGTTGTATGGTGGTGCAGCAGGTGGTGGTAAGAGCTATGCCATTCTTGCTGACCCTCTGCGCTACATGGCTCATCCTCAATTTTCTGGTTTGATTCTTCGACACACCACAGAAGAACTACGTGAACTCATTTGGAAATCGCAAGAGTTGTATCCAAAGATATATCCCGGCATCAAGTGGAGTGAGCGTAAGATGCAATGGCAGCACCCAAGTGGTGGCAAGCTGTGGATGTCCTACCTTGACCGTGACGAAGATGTTATGCGTTATCAGGGTTTGTCGTTCTCATACATCGCTTGGGACGAGTTGACACAGTGGCCTACACCGTTTGCCTACAACTACATGCGTTCTCGTCTGCGTACAGCAGCACCTGATCTGCCTGTGTTCATGAGAGCTACCACCAACCCCGGTGGTCCCGGCCATCAATGGGTCAGGAAGATGTTTATTGTCCCTTCACCGCCCGGTAAGAGCTTCTATGCTACCGATATTGAGACAGGACAGACGCTAATCTATCCTAAAGGACACAGCAAAGAAGGCTTGCCTCTGTTCAAACGCAAGTTTATATCGGCTAGGTTGGCAGACAATCCCTATTTGGCTGAGTCTGGTGACTATGAAACCATGTTGTTGTCTCTACCAGAGCACCAACGTAAGCAATTGCTTGAGGGAAACTGGGATGTTGCTGAAGGTGCAGCGTTTTCGGAGTTCAATAGGGCTATTCACGTAGTAGACCCGTTCACTATTCCATCAAGTTGGCCCCGTTTTAGGTCTGCTGACTACGGATATGGTAGCTATAGCGCTGTATTGTGGTTTGCTGTAGCACCAGATGACAGCGTGGTGGTCTATAGAGAGCTTTATGTCAGCAAAGTGCTGGCAGAAGACCTTGCTATGATGATATTGAACGCAGAAGACGGTGAAAAAATACGTTATGGTGTGTTGGATAGCTCATGTTGGCACAAACGTGGTGACACTGGACCCTCTATTGCTGAAAGAATGATCATGAAGGGGTGTAGATGGCGACCCGCTGATCGTTCTGCTGGTAGTAGGGTGGCTGGTAAGAACGAAATACACCGCCGTCTACAGGTTGATCAATATACTGAAGAGCCTCGCATGGTGTTCTTCAATACATGTACACAAATCATTGCAGACTTACCAACTTTACCAATTGATAAGACAAACAACGAAGACATTAACACCA